ACGAGATAGGCTCCGGTCTCGTGGGCTCGGAGATGTGTATAAGAGACAGTTGCATAATGACTTTTATAACTCTTTACACAATAGTTTATTGCTTAGAAGTATACTTTGTAATAAATCCCACAACATCACAATTAATTCTTTCTGCAATATTGATATTTGCAGTTGTAATCTTTTTTGTTGATGTTTTTCAAACATTGTTTCATATAGTGTTACCGCTTATAAGTAAAGCGTGGGGCAAACTTTCGTCAAAAGAACCAAGCCCATTTATGAATTTCATCAAGAATACTATGGCTGGATTAGTAACTGTTACAGCCTTTATCACAGCCATAGCTGGTCTAATTAAATTATTTATACCTTAAAAAATAAAATATAAATTCTATCAATGGAGTAACAAAGCGTTACTCCATTTTTTAACAGTTTGCTTTTGTATTATCAACAATTAAATGTCTATAAATCATCACTCTACCTCGTTTCCGTCAACTGTAACTTTCCAATCACAGCGCTCCGCAGGTGCAGAATACATCTTTTTGACTTCTGAAATATTAATACACTTTTCAATATTAACAGTGCTTGGAGTATCAGAATATGCGCCCTTGAGAGTTCTTGCTTGGATTTCCGTTCCACCAAAATCACAGTTGCGAATAGTAATACTTGAACCTACTTTAATATGTAAGCCAAAACTGCTATTGTCTGCATTATCGTGGTTCTGATAGCCAACAGTGCAGTCTGTGGGGATAATTTTGCAGTTTTCAATCAATCCTATCTCGCCAAAACTGTGACCACATCCGAGCGCTGGAACAGTTGTTTTACCAACATAATCAACGCAATCTGCCCTACCACCCCACTTGAAGATACAGTTACCGACTGTCCATTCAGTTGCATAGCCTGTGCCGCCGCTTTCAAGGTGAAGAGCATAACGGATATTTTTACAATCAAAAGTGAATCCTTTAATGTGCGTATGAACATTGAGGTCAAGATGGAACGGGCATTTTTTGATTATATCCTCAGATTTTAATGTAGCTTTGTCAAAGCCTGTTGCACCGTCCCATTTGATTATAGTTGCAGAGGGGTTATAGATGTTCTCAGACTCATAATAAACATAGTCTTTCATCATTACCCCACGATAACCGATTAATTTTACATCGGACAAACCTGCGTATCTATCTTGCATATCTGTATATGTGCCTTGTGCAACGATGATTGTGTAGCGATTATGGTAGTTGTTGTCTGTTATGCTATCATTAGCAGACAGAATAGAGTTGAATTTTGTAACTCCAAAATCGTCAGTATTTTCGTCATAATCATTTGAAACATACAAGTAATGCATCGTATGGTCTGGAGCTTGGTACAACTCAGGTTTAATATTAGACTTTATTAAGTCAGGATTTGCATATGCTGATTTTTTGTTGTTCTGTTCAAGTTGAAGATTACAACTGTTGTCAACAAGTCTATTTGTAGCAACCGCAACTTTAATCGAATTTACGGTTACATTTTCTGTCGCTGTATAAGTAGCCGCTGCATTTTTAAAAGCACTAACTTCTGACAAGAGCCAAGATGAGCTGATTACCGTCTGTCCATTCGCAGGATAGAAAACACAACCGCTGTTTGTAATATTAGCAAAATTCTGCAACGATAAGCAATACGCTTTGCCTTGTTCAAGAGTAACCGCACGCTTGAGCTTGAGATAAAAATTAACCGCAGCGGTAGATGTGCCGCTCAAGCTAATTTTGTTGTTCCTGACTGAAATTGTAACGCCGTTTACTGTCTGCTCTGTGTCCTCAAGCGATGTGAGATTAATGCTTGTAGATGTATTGAGCAAAGAGTCTTTTGCTATCATTTTTGCAGATGCGGTTTCGATTGCTGCATTTGTGTCATCAATACGCTTTTCGATATTTGTATTGCTTTCTTTGATTTCAACGACACTATGGCTAAGTGTTTCAATATTAGTGCCCATTACTGCTATATCCACACTGTTGCTGTAGATACCGCCGTCCATACGATTTAAGTTTGTTGCGTTCAGCGCCGGAACAGCTCCGTCAACCCAATTAATTTTGCTGTAACTCATTTATCTCATCCTTTCCTGAATATTCTGTACCTTCTGCCGTCAGCCTTACTCTCATGCCGTTAGTGCCTTTCAGCGTTCGTTCAAGAATAAAACTGTCGACCGTTTCCGTGTCCGTAAAGCCTGTTTTTATGCTCACCTTGTCGCCGCATTCGAGCCACCACCTACCGTAAACATCAGCTTTAAAAGGCCTGTAAGCATACAAATTGTAAAAGATGTAGTTGTTATCTTTATTATCGTTAAAACTTGTAACAATACCTGCAATGTCTGTACAGCAAGCAGTAATTATGTTGTCCGATATATACCAACTTTGTTTTTCTTCTTCTGTATGACCGTACGAAAAATAGCTGTCCTTGTTGTACTTAAACTTAATAAGATTAATACTGCGTGTTGTGTATTCCTCAAAGTCGAGGTTGCTGTAGTTGTCAACGACCTCGGTTTTAGGATTTAAAATTTGAATAAACTTTATCTTGCCCTCTCCGCTCATAATTGCAAAACAAGCATTAAGTTCGCAGTACGCACTCAACAAGTCCGCTATCGTGGTTTTGTCATTGAAAACCGATTTTACAAGATCCAATTTCAGCGACAGCTCATTGCTGTCATTAAAGCCTGTAAATTCGTTTTCGTAATCATAATCCTTTAAAAAGCTGCTGCAGAGATATACTCTCAAGTCATATAAACTTATTTTGGGCGAATAAATCGCAAGGCTTGTAAAGTAGTTGTAAACGTATTTTTGTGAAGCGAGATATAAATCGTCATATGCGATAATTTCCTTTACCGCCCTGTTTTTCTGTCTTGATGAGCTGTTGACAGTACCGCAGAATAGCGACATCTCAATAACTCCAGACTGAGAACCGCAATATAAATCTGCACTCGGCAATACTGTATCGGAGGGAAATAAAAGCCCCTTGCTGTATGACTGTTTCATTATAACTTTAATGCGTTTGCCGTTAAGCTCTGTATCAACATTTATCACTCTTACAGTAAGCTGACCTGCAATACAGCCGCCGAGTTTAAACTCCTTGCCGTCACTGATTGCCTGCGTAAGCTCAAGACTTTCAGATACAATATTCTCGCCCGTGATGTCGGGAATATCGTTGTCAGGAAAGCTGATAATTATTTCCCTTTGCAAGCTGTCGTTCAACAGTTGCTTTTTGACCTCATCTGTTAAATTTATCATACCGCACCCCCTTAATACTCAATAAGCTCAATGCTTATCGGGTTGTAGAGAATATCGGTCTTGCTTGCGTCCATAACCGAAAACTCAATATCGGGAATATAGAAATATCCGCTGTCATATGAGTTGGTTTCATCGTTCCAATATGTAACATAGCATTTGCGTTGTACTGTGTTCACGATTGCAGAATTAATAATATTCTGCATATTGATTTTCTCGTTCAAGTGCAGAATGTGGGTAGAAAAAGTAATGCTTGTCTTACCTGTCGGCAGTGTTGAACGCTGTAAACTGCCGTTATCGTCACGCTCGGCATCGTTGTCCATACGCTGATCAGGTGTTGACGAATATTCAGCGAAATAGTTATTAGGAAATTCGGTATTTCCGAATTTTAGTAAATAACCTTTATAATTTGACATACTGCACCTCCTTTACGCAAATGCCGATTTGCCGTTATGGCGGTTTTTATAAAGTTCGTTTTGCTTTACGATTTCGTTAAAAATATCATTGCCGTTAATTTCAGCGACAAACTGATAGTAGTTACCGCCGTTGTTTCTGAATATTACGAACATCTCATACAGCTTTTTAAGATACGACAGAATTTCGCCGAGAATTACCGTATCCTGACCGCCCGAATTGTCGAGCATACCCTGTAACTTGTTAAGAGGCGCAATAACTTCCGGATTGCCCGAATTAGCTCCTGCGTTATCTCCGACTACCGCAAGTGTCGGTGCTTTGACAAGTCCGCCTTTGGCGAGCCTTGGCAAGGTAACCTTATTAAGCCGACCTGCGTGCCATTCCTGCCCAAACAACTTGCCTATCGAATTTGCAACCGTGTCCACACCCGACAACATTTTATTGATTGCAGAAATAAAGCCGTTTATAAAGTTTTCAAGTCCTGTTAGTGCATTGTTAAGAGGAGTTTTTAGAATGTCATAAATCGGACTAAAAGCATTAGAGAACACGTTTTTGATAGGTGTTAAGGCTTTTTGCATTTTGCCAATCATCGAGTTAGTAGAAGAAGTAATCTTACTTGTGTTTTTACTGAAACTGTCTGCACTTTTTGAGCTTGATGTTTGAACTGTATCGCCGAGTTCATTGAATTTATCTTTTGAACCGATAAGTACACCCTGTGTGTTTTCATTATCACTGATAATAGAGCTTGATGACTTTTTAACTTTGTTAGATGACATTTTTACAGAATTTGATGCCGCTGCTTCAAGCTCTTCCCAAGTTGTAATGTTATCATCTTTCAATAATGAAAGTACGGCGTCTTGACTTAATATATCATCATTTACAAGTTTAATATATTTGCTGTAGTCTTTTGTCCCACCGTTCAGAACGCTAAGTGAATCACCTGTTTCTTCAAGTTTTTGACTATATCCATCAAGTGCGTCTTGTCCTTTTTGCTGTTCATCGGTCATCTCTGCAATGTTTGCCGCGGCACTTTTTGCTCTATCAGTTGCGCCAATATTCCAAAATAAAGAACGAATACTACCCTCTGGGGTGTAAAAGTTTTGAAAATTATTACCGATAGTATCGTATAAATTTTTATACACATTTTTATTTAATGTTCCACTATCTAATTTTCTTTGCAATTCTTGTGCTGTCTTTGTTAAGTCACCTTTTTGCTTAATCAATTCATTTGCGAGTATTTTAGCTTCATCTTTACTTAATTTACTTTGATTATAAATTTCGTCAATGAATTCTTTTGTTGCTTCATCTGTATTATTTTCTTTTAACAATGCTTCAACTTCGATTTCTTTCTTAGCTTTCGCTGTAGATAAATCAGAATACATTGAACTCAGTGTCAACTTAGCTTGTGCTATTTCCCATTGATTTACTAAATCATCAAGATTTTCAGAAACTTCGTCTATGTTGTCTTCGATAACGATTTTACCGTCAATTTCTTCAAGTGTCAGAGTATTCCACTGCTCGTCAAAACCGTTGACTTTTTCAGACAACAAATCGACTATTGTCTTATACTCGCCCTTTTCGTCTTCGTCAATTGTACCGTCACTGATAATTTCTTGCAGTCGCTCTTTAAGCTTATCCACATTATCAAAATTGACTTTCATATCGAGTTGAGTATCGTTAAGCTCGTCCATTTTGCTTGACATCTCATCAGATAAAGATTTCCATTTATCTGTAAGTTCTTGCGTTTTGTCGAGTTCTTTCCTAAGTGACGAATTGTTCCACTTATAATCGTTGTAAGCCTCAATCGCAACTACGATAGCAGTAATTGCACTTGCTATTGCAAGCAACGCATTTGCACTCATTACTTTTCCGATGTTCTGAATAGCAGATGTGACCTTTCCTATACTGCTCGCAATAGCCTTACCTGTCTTAAAAGCTAAAACAGCCGTGGCAACAGCACCGATACCTCCAGCTACTGCTTTTAACACAGACGGACTTATTTTTTTAATAATATCTGAAATAGCTTTAAGTGCTCCGGCAAATGCATTAAGCAAATCAGGTACAACCTTTTCAATAGTCCACTTTGCCAAAGGTAAAAGAATAGTTTTATAGGCTTGTTTTAGCTTATCGCCGCAGGCTTTTAACAGTTCTCGGAAAGCTCCGCTAAGTGTTTCAACCGCTTTTGCAACAGGGTCAAGGTTTAGGTCTTCAAGCCACTCAAGCCTGATTTGCGACATATCATCAAGGAAACCTGTTATATCCTCTACTATACCGAGAATGTTCTCCCATATTTTCTTACCTGTATTGTTTTTATCCCAAGCCTCTTTTATCTTGTTTCTTAGCGTTTCTGTGAAATTATTGCAGTTGCGAATAATATCAAGTATATTACCCCATATTTTCTCGCCCTTGCCGTCATTCCACACTTCTCTGAATGTGTCACCAACAGTATTTACAAGTTCGACAAGACTGTTCCACTTGTCGATAAATGACTGTACAACGCTGTCGCCTAACCCTGCTTTATCCCATGCTTTTTTGAAAGCTCCCGCAATGTCGCCAATCGTGCTGAATGCAGTATCAAGCAAAGAATTGATGTTTTCAAGGAATTTTTTACCTGTACCGTTATTCCATACATTTTTCCACGATGTACCGATTGAAGATACTACACCTTTAATATTTGTTAGTGCAGTTTTAAAACTTTCAAGCGTTTTGCTTTGGGTTAAGCTGTTAGTTTTTTTGCTGACCGTTGAAGTAACACTGCCGTTGTTTACAGTAGTAGAACCGCTTTGCGTTGTATCTGTTGCTGTTGTGTCAGCTTTCGTAAGAATATTCAGTTTGTCAAAACCTGCTATACTGCGTTTGGCTTTTTCTGCACTGCTTGCTACATTATCAAGCGCAGTGGAACTGTTACTTGCCTCATCACTCAAACCTTGAGCAGCGTTAGCCGCAGTTGAAATATTACTTGCAGTATTACTGCCATCGAAATTAAAAAGGTCGGATAATGAATTAACCGCATTTTTTGCGTATTCTGTAAGTTTTGCGATAGCTGACGACAACTTTTGTACAATGTTAGTTGCTACTTGAAGAATAGGTTTGCCCACAACCGCAAGCAACTGATTCCAACTCTCTTTTAAGTTGCCTGTTACATTTTCCCAACCGTCTGATTCTCTGCTTGCTTGTCCCATAGCACCCGAAAGTTTATTTGCGTCTTTTACCATTTCAAGTAAAGTAAGCTGTTTCTGTGATTCAGAAAGTTCCGTAAACGATTTACCGTACAACTTGTTTGCCGCTGCGTTTCGTGTTGTTTCTGTACAAGACAAGCCAAGTGCGGCATCATTTTCAAAGTTTCCTTTCAAGAATGATTTCAGGCTTTCGGCGGTATCTTCAAGCGAACGGTCATAATATGCCGCACTGTCGGCTGTTACCTGTAAAGCCTCTTGCATCATATTAAGAGCGTCTGCACTGTCCATACCCGTAGTTTTTGCAAAGGCATAAATGCTTGTTCCGACACCCTGCAAGCGTGTTTTCAAAATACCACTGTTTTTAGATACCGTAGCAATAGCACTTTCAGCTTGTGACTGCATTGAGCCAAATGTTTGTTCAAACTGCGAATTTGCGGCATTAACATCTGCCGCCGATTCAATGCACTGCTGACCGAAATTCTTAACAGCTGCAACCGAAAAAGCAGCCACAACCGCTGTACCGAGTTTTTTTAACTTAGCAGACATCTTATTGCTTACGCTGTTTGCCTGCTCCTGCACTGCATTAAGCGATTTAGAAAAGCCTGACGAATTAAGCACAAGTTTCAGACCGATTTCGCCAACTGTAGTAATCATATAATCACACTCCTTTCTGTAAAATTAAAGGGCACGGCAAAATGCGGTACCCTTGTGGTATAAAAACAGCGCACACCCGAAGATGTACGCTGTAATTAGCTTATTTAGTTGTTATGAGTTCTTTGCTTCAAGTTTCTTTTGTGTTATACCTGCAATCGCAAGCTGTTCGTATGCCTTAGGGGCTGACAGGCAATCCGGAACAGGTATTCCATATGTATCGCAAGTCAGTTTATCCATTTGAGCAATTTCAAGAGGTGTACATCCTTTGTCTTTCATAATTGCACGCTGAATACGCAGATAATTAGCAACACCGTTAAGATACTTTACCGTATCTGGAGAAACAAATGCATTAACCGCTTCTTTTACTCTGAAATATGTTTCCTCGAGATTTTCAAACTGCTCCCACGCCTTGTCTGTATCAAGAATTTTGCAGTGGTGATTTGCTCCTCGTTCGGTCCATAAGTATAAATGGCTTGCTCGTTTCAACCACTCATCTTTAAGATGACTGGTCTTAAATTCTTTAAATTCTTCACCATCGAGATAAAAGTAATGCTTTCCCTCAACAAATTTACTTTTATTGCGGGAAAAATTGTTGCTGATATAACTTGTACTTGTTCCATATGCTTCTGCAAGCATTGCTGTTGTAATAACTTTCTGTCCTTTGTATTCCATAGCTTTCATATCATTTAACCGCCTTTCTCATTTCAGCTTTTGCAGCTTTAATGCCTTGAGCATATCCAAATGCGAATGCATCGCAAATCATATCACATACACTTGAATTGGTACGATAAATTTCCGTAACGTTCTCGTAGCCCATATCATAATATGGATTAATAGTGCCACGAACACTTTTGATTACATTTTTTACATTCTTTACACAAGCCATAATAAAAACTCCTATCATAATTTTAATTTGACAGAAGTTCCGCTAAATGATATAATAGATTTCAGATAGAGATACTTCTGTCTTTTTGTAACGGTAACTAATCGCTTTGGTCGGTGGATAGTTGCCGTTATTTCTTTTTAGGAAACAATATATCGTCCGAAAGAATTAAGTCTGATATGGTTCTTGCCATAATATCAGTAAAATTAGACGGTTTTATTTTAAGATTACACTCATCCATAACATCCTGTATTACTTTTGACACTCTTCTTTTTAAATAAGATTGCTTTTCTGCTAAATTCATTTCAGGAAATTTTTTGAGGTCCTTAGTAAAATACTGTTCATGAAGATTATCAATGACTAATTTTTCTATTATGTCATTTACATGACACCCCTTTTCAAGTGCCATTTTCTTCAATTCGAATAGTACATCTTCATCTATTGTTGTCCTAAAAGCTTTTCTCATTCGTCATTCACCTCCTATGTTCATATAGTACACCGTTTATGTTCATATGTCAATACCTATTTAAAAATAATTTGAAAAATTTTAGCCACCCCGTTTGGAGTGGCTTTTTCATTGTTTTTTAATCCATTACTTAAAAATCCAGTATGGATAGATTTATAGTGGATATACATTCTCCGTCAAAAGAAATGTATAAGCGTTTTAAAATCCAATATGGATAGATTTTAACAGCTACCCTCATATATACCAATTAACCTTTAGTTAATCTTTTCCAATGACACTTGACACACACCCTATCATTTCCTTTATTTATTTGACTACATACAGGGCATTTCCAGTCAGCTCTTGGTTCTTTGAGTTCATTGTCCGCTTCTTTACCTGTTATACATAATTTTTCAAGGTACAAAAGTATCTTTGCAATTCCACCAAAAATGAAACACAAGAAAGCTGTACCAGTCCACACACTTATTAACGCAACAATAGTTTTATACTCATATGCCATTAATAGACCTATAATTATACCAAACCCCGCAATACAGAGAGTTAAACCCTTGTAAAATTTGCTGTTCATAAAATCTCTCCTTTTATAATAAAATGTTACTTTATTTCACATTTCTTTATATTACCAAAAATATACATAAAAGTCAAGAATTTTATAAAATAAACAAAATTGTATGCAACATTTACATATTTGCAAATATCATTTCAAAGTCATGCAAGGCTGTGTTTATGTCAGCCTGCGTGCGTTTATTTGCTGTGCGTGAACGCCACTTGTTGCGTATTTTATGTTGAGATGATGTAAAGTTCTTCAAAACATTTTCATCGTTCTCAAGGCGAATTTGAGCCGTTCTTGCAAGAGGCGTGTCAGCTCCCAAGCCACACAGTAGGGAGCTGAACTCCGCCCAAGTCATCTTTTTAAAATCTTCGGAGTAAATGCTCACCCCGTACTCTGACTTAAAACTCGATACGATTAAATCGAAATCATCTATTAAGTCGTAGCCGGGGTCTGAATTTCCCCCTCGCTGTCATTGTCGGCGATAAGCTCTGTTGCTGTCTTAATAACAGTTGAGAGGTCGGCAAACGAGAGATGAAGTTTTGCAATCTTTTCTCTGTTCTCCTCGTCAAAGAGAAGCTCAAGCGCAGATAAAATGTCAGTGCTTGATATACCGTTCTCGCTGTCGAAAAGAGCAATAGCCTTGATAAAAGAAATTGCGTCGTTGTTGACCTCAATTTCAGTGCCCTTGATTACGAGCTTAGGTCTTTCATCAAAATTGAGCTTGTTTGTAATATCAATAATTTTTGACATACTTTACCTCCTTAGGCTGCAGGTGTGTATTCGGGCTTGCCGTTTGACATAACCTCAAATTCAAGAGGCGCAACACCTGTGCTTGCGCCTGCACCGTTTGCTGTTACTGAGATAACCGCATTCTTGAAGAGTACGCTTGCACCGTTCGGGAAAGTCCACTTAAACGGAAGCTGTGCGGCTGTGCCGTTCTTAAACGCAAGCTCTGCGATTTCATCGTTGCCTGCGTCACCGATTGTACGCTTGCCCTTTACAGAGATTGTAACGCTCTTGGCTGTCATAAGTCTTGACTTCCAACCCTCGTTCTCAAACGCTGTCCATTCCTCAACGCCGTTGTCAAATGCAACCGAAAACTCCTCGCAATTTGCGATTGCTGTTGTGGCGGTGTCTGTACCTGTCTTACCTACCGCAAACTGATTTTCATAACATGGATAAACTCCACTTGATACTGCCATGATTATTTACATCCTTTCGTAATAAAATTTAACTTCAATGACTTGCTCATAAACGCCCTTGTCGTCTGTGCCTACATCGACAGGCTCGGGTGTGAGCAGTTCAATCATATAAATTGTGTGTTTGTTGATTTCAACATCTTTTACACTATAAAGCGTTTCAAATAAATTGCGTGCCTGTCGCTCTGTTTCATTTGCGTTGTTGTTCCAATGCAAGAGTAAAGACACGCTGATTGTGTTGTATGTACTCTCGTCACCAATCGCCCTTACAGGCGCACCCGACTGCTTGAGAGAGTACACACCGAGGGACTTATCTTGTTTGTTATCGAGTTTACCGATGTAGTAATGCTCTGCTTTAAAGACAGTCTTTAAAAAGTCCCTTATGTCAGATAAATAAATCAAAGTCCTGCCTCCTGTTTGTAAAATCGTGCAAATGCCTTTTGACAAAAGTTTTGTCGTGCACCGCCCTTGAGCCAAGGTGCAAGCCACTTGCCGCCTGCATTCTTGTTTGCACCGTGTTTTTTACCGTCCTTGTCAACCCACACGGCGCGGTGGAATTTATATTCGGGATGAAAATACAACCGTCTGGCATACGGTGTACTCGATACGATTTTTGTTTCGCCCTCGGCAAGATTTGCATAATCGGCAAAGGTGCTTTCGTTCTGCAAATTACCCGTATCAAAAGGCATAACCTGACTGTTTTTAATCTGTCTAAGCAATGCGTCTGTGGTATTGCGCAATGCCGTTTGCTGTGCTGTATCAAGCTGTTTTAGTACAGGCAAATTCAGCTTGATTTTTGATGTAACCGAAAATCCCATTAAATCACATCCAATTCCGTATAATTCACTGTACCGTCAGGGTTGCGGTGTTTAATGCCTTGTACGATGTTACGCTTTACTCCGTCAAGCACTACAAAGCCACCGCTTAAAGTCGGGGTGTCGGGAGCAATGTCACCGTCAAAAAGCAGCACTGCAGACACCTGCACGATTTTCTGTTCTTTTGTGTATATGGTCTTTGCTTTTGACTGCATATTGCAATGAGCATTACCCGCAAACAAATTAATGTTCGGCAATAAGGTGTCTGACGGGTATATTTCTCCGCAGCGAAAGGCAACAACAGGAGAGCCGTCCTCGGAAACACCCTCATCGTAGATTGTGACCTCGACAGGAGTTTTACAGAACTGCTTTTTTACAAGTGACGGAAACTTCAAAACATATCACCTCATATTGCAGGATAACAAAGCCCTGTTGATTTAAGCAGAGAGTAAAGGTCCGCAGGAATTGCCACACCGCTTATGCACATCAAATTCCAACTTGCGCCAAACTCCATACCCACACCGTTGATGTTGTAATTTTTCAGATAGGAAGAAATCATATCGGCATTTTCTTCTTCAAAAGCAGTAAGTCTGCTATGCACTCTGCTGATGATTCTCTTCTGCATTTCCGAAAGTTTTTCAAAATTAATGCGGTTAAAGGTCAGAATGTCGATGTGCTCGGCGGAGATAATGCTGTTTTCATCTCCGCCCTGCTGTTCAATGTAATCGGTATACATTACGCAACCGCCGTAGTATCAACATCAACATAAATACTGTCAATCTTGCCGTCTTTGCCGTTAGGGAAAACAAATGTATCGGAAAGTGTACGGTTCTGATAGAGCCAACCGTCGCCCTCTGTATGTGCCCCCGGCGCAAAGAAGTAAATACTTGAAATTTTCGGTACAGTCTTGCAGGTATCACCACAAGCGACAAGAACATTGATTTTGTGACCGCCTGTGGCAGGTTCAAAACCACCGTTGGCAGGATTGAAGTTGAAGCTGTCATAGAAACGCTCATCGTCAATAACCTCGATGATAGGGCAGCCGTCAATCTCGGTTACTCTTGTTTCAATTCCCATACCGCCCTCGGCAATCTGGGTAAGCTCAATTTTACGGGTAAATTCTGTTGACTGCTCAAGGCAATCCATAATGTTTGATGTTACATAAGCAACAAGTGTGCCTCTTGCCTTGTATCTGCGGAGCTTGCCGGCTGAAAGAATAGTCTTGAGCTTTGAGTAAGCGCTTGCTTTGGTCCATTCGGTTGACTTGGTGGCTGAATGATAGCCGTCTGTTGCCTGCGCCTTTGCGGCAACCTTTGAAAAGAAAAGTGCATCGGTTTCCGGTGCGACCTGTGTCTGTTCAAACACCTTTGAAATGTTCTCAACCTTTGCGGTTGCGTTAGTTTCGTCAACATCTGCCTTATCCACAAGGAACTCAATATCTCTGTCGTGCTCGCAAGTGAAAGGAACATCGGTCTGTGTATATTTGCCTTTGTTCCAACCGCCCTCTCTGCTGTGGTTCTTAAAGCCTGTTGTTGACATCTGTGTAAAGTGGAATGTTCTTGCACCCACCCATTTTACATTTGAAGTGATGAATGGTGAAGTAAGTGTGCCCTGCATAAGAATTTCGAGCAAATCCGGGCTGAACTGCTCTGCATAGTTATTTGTGTTTGCCATAGTTAAATTGTCCTTTCTTAAATATTAAATCTGTTCCATTTCTTTGTCGGAACGCTTGAATTTGGTTTAGTACCGTCTGATGTACCGTTACCGTCACCGCCGATTTTCTGAACACCGCCAGCGTTTTCGCTTGCTTTTGCTTTGAATGCAGGAATATCGTCAAGCACTTTCTTAACCGCCTCGGTAAGCTTTTCTGTGTTGATTTTGCCGTCTGTTATAACGGCCGAAAAGTCCGCCATTTTAAGCACATACGGCACGCTTGTTACGTCAACGCCTTGTTTTACGGCTTCGAGGGTTGCCGACTGATTGACTTCTGCCGTGAGCTTTGCGTTGTTTGCGGATTCAACTTCCGACTGCATTTTCGCAATGTCGGGTGTGTTCTTGGCTTTCTGCTCCTTAAAAGCACCGATTGCCTGTTTCATCTCATCTGCTGACAATCCTTGCTCCTTGAAGTATGACTTTAAAACCGTGTCCTCTGTCACGTTCTGCTTGCCTGTAATAAGGCTTGCGAGCTTGTCATAGTCAAATGCAGGTGCAGGGTTGCCCTGCGGTGTCGGCTGTGGTTCGTTTTGGTTAGGTGTTGGGTTATTTTCTGCCATATTTTATCAATCCTTTCAGTTATCGGGTGTCTCCCATAGTCAGTTTATAGAGTGTCTCTCTGTTTCAGTTTTTCTCGGTGTCTCCCGTAGTTTAATGTCTTCGGACAATAAAAAAGCACCTGTGCAGTCACTCACAAGTGCGTTTTAAATATGTTTTGTCAATTTTCTCTTAGTCTTTGGCTTTTCCTCGGCAGGCACTTCCTCGACTGCCTCTTTAACATAGCCAAGTTCGATAAGGTCTTTTGCTCTGCTCTCGGAGCATTCAAAAACTTCATTAATCGGTCTGTTAATAAACCCCTCGGTTTTATCGTTGAACGATGTAATTACTCTTACTTTCATTTTGTCACCGCCTTTCAGTTTTTGGGTATAAAAAAAGCACTCAATCCGATTGATTAAGTGCTAATAATAAACTTATAAACCTGGTGTAATTTCTTTTATTCCCTTTGCGGCTTTATACATTCTTTGCATAATAGAGTTTTCTCGCAAATACTCAAGACCTTTTAAAGTGATTTCGGGTCTTGTCAATTCAACTTGCGGATAGGAACAATCATAAGACTCCCACACATTCACTCCTGTTATATATCCGCTGTCAAAAAGCATTTTTATTATTCTACACCATTTTTGGTTTAGATATTTCCAACGATTTGTAACTTAATATTGAGTTATCAAATTCAGATATATCCATACTGTTTTCTAATTTCTTAAGTATTTCATATATAATCTTAAAATTCTCATCCATAAATACACCTTTCTAATGCGAAAACCGCTCACAAGGAGCGGTTAGTTAATAGTCGATTTGAAGCATATGTCTGCCTGTTTTTTTGAAATATTCTTCATCGGCTTTTTTAGCCTCTTTCTTAATTTCGTTTGGAGCGTCATCCTTAATACTTCTATATCCGTTTTTTAAGGGCGTCATCCACTTGTAAAATTTTGCAAAAGTGTCAGTCATTTAATCAACTCCAATTATTATATTTACAACTTCCTTCGCTGTAGCTCTTGATTTCTTAGTCATACTCTCAGCAATACATTCGGAAATAAAATCATCTATGTTAGTCATGGAATATCTTGATACCGAATATTTTTTTATATCAATATCTATCGGTTCATTTAAACCATCCATTATTTTACTTATTTGCTCAAGTTTATCATCCCACAATGGGTCATTTAATCTGTGTTCAAGCTGTATTGCATGACCTATTTCGTGTCTAAAAGTATGCAAAGAGTGAGCAGAAGACCATTCACCTGATTTTTTCATTTCTTGTGCCTTTTGTGCATGCTTAGACAGTGCGTTTTTCTTGTTTGCAAATCTTAGCAAAAGTTCTCCTGAATTGTCATAAAATGCACCGTAATCTGATGAAGTTTTGGAATTAAGCACTCCAACTCTTGAAATGGTTGTTATCTTGCCGAATTTGTCCTGCATTTTTTCAAATTCATCGGTAAAATTTTCTTGAACAGCTTGCGTAACACCCTTTTCAAATTCTATTATATCATTATTTTCGGAATTTTCAACACTTCTGTTTGTATTTTCTGTATTGCTGTCAGATTTTTCAATTTCTGTGTCAGTCAAAAACTTTTGCTCTTGAGTATCAGATATTTTATGAACAGAATTTTTGTTTTGCTCTTCAAGCCTATCCGCCCTATCGTGCCACTCGTCTGCTCTTGCTTTAGCAAACTTCTTGTTATCCTCGTCAAGGCTGTATTTTGCCCTGCGGTCAAAGCGTTCGGCTTGTTTTTCTGCATGCTGTTGCTGTACTTCAAGTCCTCTTTGGCGGTCAAGCTCTGCAAGCTCGTCATCGGAGAGAGGTCCGCCCAAATCGTCAAGTTCAGGGTAGTAGGTGCTTGTGCTGTCCTTACAGCGTGGGTGAAAAAGTCCCTCCGCTATGGCGGTTGAAAGCAGCGGATAATCACCGTCCGACTTTTTGCCGTTTGAATACACATCATCAATAAACACCTTGCCGATATATTTTGCACAATCAGGGCAGCCGCCCTGCCTTGAGTTTACCACAACAAGGGAAAGCCCGTACTTCGCTCTTTCTTCACCTTCACCTCTTAGATATGCTCTCTTGTTCGCCGTCTTGATTGCCATATCCGCATAGTCTGAAAGCGTGTGTCTTGCACCGTTTTTGTACTCCACACAATTAAGCCCTGCGTTGAGCATATCTTTACAAGCCATATCAACTGCTTTTTCGTAAGTGCCTGCACCGGTGTTTGCGTACACCTGAGCATTGAAGATTGCCTTGCGATACTTGTCATTGCTCATTCGCAAAACTGCCGTTTCTGCCCTCTTTAAATCGTCTGTGGTCGATTTTACAAGAGCATTGAGCTTACGGTTATTGACCTTAAAAAACTCGCCTGTGCTCGCTCCTGTGGGCATATTCGGTGTAAAGCCGTTCTTAATAGCCTCGAGGATTTTCACTTCCTGTTCTGCGTTGCCGTCGGCTCTTGCGGTGTGTATCGTTTCTTCAACCTTGCTGTTAATGCTCTTGAACTGCTTGCCAAATTTTTGGGCGTTCGTTTTGCGGTACTCCTCAAGCGCCTTTAGTTGTTCTGCCTGCCATTGGGTCCAATTATAGCCCTCTTTGGTTTCCTCTGCTCTGTGTCGGCTGAAATTGCGCATCATACTGTCAATAAGTTCATTTTCGATTTCTTCAAAGGCTTTTCCGATATCGTAATCACTCATCTGTCAGTCCTGCCAAATCATCGAATGACGAGGTTTCGTCCTCGCTTGCAATGCCCTGTTCTTCTTTTATCCTCTGTACCTCTTCGGCTTTCCAATCGTCCGATTTGCTGTCGCCGTACAGTTCCTCAACAGAGGTTTCAACCGACATCAAACCGCCCTGTCTTGCCTTTGACACGGTTTCAACCTGACTTTCAAACGACGGATTGGCGTACTCACCAAAGTTTACGGATACCTCTATTCCGTCAACAATTCCCTTGCCGTTAAGCTCACTGTCTGCATTGAGTACAACTTCAACAAGGCTCTGCATAGCGTTCTCGGTGAGCTCAACAAGGTTCTGTCTTGTATACAGAGTTGTTTTCTCTTTTTCTCTCTGTGCCTCGGCATTATCGAGCTTTTTGGTATCAATACCGAGCGTTGACGGAGAAATAACCCCCTGCAAACAGAGGTCAAGTGCGGTGATGTATGAGCTTAAATAGCTTTCGTGCTGAATCTGCGGACTTTCTGTATAAATCCTGTTGCCGTTGCCGTTTTCCGACATATCGTTTCCTACTGCAATAAATCGGTTATCAAAGGAATTTGGCGATATCGGCTGACAGGTTTCGGGATTTCGAGGGATAAGACATTCAGGCACATACTGCTTTGTTCGGCAGGCTCTTAAAGCGTCCATCCACTGTGACCACACTTCATCAAGGCTGTCGAAAGCGTCTGTTTTTATGCCGATAATACCCGCACCTCTGCCCTTGTGGCACGATTTGCCGTAAATAACCGGTACTGCCCACATATACGATGTATCAAAGGTTACACCGTTGCTGTCTATCCAATCAAGTGCCTTAACTGTGTGTAAATCGACCTCTCTGCCGTTATCATCATACAAAACATAACGAATATAGCCGTAACCGTATGTTTCCTCAAAACGGAAATGTCGGTGATTTTGCGTGTAATCGGTATAAAACTTAACCTCTCTGATTCTGCCGCGCACATAAGTAAAGTCGATATTTTCGGCAGGATACCATTCGATAATCGGAACATCTGATACAGCCGTGTCAAAGCTGACCTTAAAAGCACCGTCACCCACAACGCAAAGGTCAAGGAGCATTTGCTTTATTACACCTGCGAGTTTGTTTTCTTTCTCTATCTCCGCCCACCGTTCGGCATAAGCTGTCGTATTTTTGCTTGTAACCTCTGTACCGTTGTAGTCTGCAATCACAATATTGGCGAGTGTATCGCAAATGAGAGCGGGCAAGCCTGTGTGGATTTTTCGTATTTTCAGCCCCTGGGTACACTCGGCAGACCAAAAGCGTGTTTTGTCGCTGTCAAGCTGTGTATAAAGCTGTGAAAGCTGTCTGCTGTTGCCGTTGTACCAAATGCGATTAATAAAGCACTCTGTCAGATGATTGCTTGCCTCATCAACGGTAATCGTTCTGTCGGGCGCTTTAGTGATATGTAAAAAATTCCTTAGTCCTGTTCTGATTGTATCAGCCATTCTGTTTATCAGCCCCATTTATTTCACTTCCAATAATATTTTTAAACGGCAGCCACGCATACTGCCCACTGTTTATACAATGGTCGTGACCGTCCTCGGGTGTGTTGTCTTTATCTTCTCGCCAGCTGTAAATTTCAAACTCGGCAATTGTATTCTTGCAATGCTCAAGCACAAGGAAGCAATCTTTTGCGAGCCAGCCGAGAACAAGATTGATACGGTCGATTATCTTTGTTTTCTTCCACGCATTTGCAAAATCATAAATACAGCCGTTTTGCCGCTTGTACTTCTGAAATTCGGTAATAGTCGCTTGGTCGGCGTTGTCGATGAATGCTGTTCTTGCAAAGCCCCATTCCTCACGGTTGCGGTCAAGAAAAGCAATAAAGTTTTTAACCGTATCACTCGGTGCAATCGGCGTTTGAATTTCGGCATTGTTATACACTCGTTCATCAAGCTGAATACACTTGCCTTTGTTTGTAATGCCGAAAAAGGTCATTGCGATTGTGTCGGGCGACTTCTGCGAATATGCGGTGTCAAGTCCTGCCGTAAACTGAATAAAATGCTCGCTTTTACGGTCGGAGTTTAAAAACCGCTTTGCCCATTCTTTTGTTTTTATGTGCCTTGCCCTCTCAAAGTTTGAGAATACAAGCCCTGTTGCCCTGCCTCGCAATCCTAAGATTTTGTTTTTATAAAGCTTTGTTCCTCTTGGAGCAGAGGCTTTTTTCTTTTCAACCTGTTCGGGTGTAAGGCTTAAATTATCAGTAAAAGAAAAGAACCAGTACCGCCAATCCGGCACAGGTTCTTCGTTAAGCTCCGCCATAATCTCGGGCGGAACATCTTTTGCGTATTTCTTAAACGGTCTTGAACGGTTTACAAATTCCTTGTAAACAGGCAAAGACGGGTCATCGGGGTTAAGTGTTGCAAGCAAATAGTCATTACGGGTTGACATCTCTCGGATAAACTCAATATCGGCGGTGTTTATCTCATCAATATACACACAGCCAAACTGCGCACCGAGAACCATTTCCCATTTATCCCGACTGCTGTAGCCGAGAATATAGATAATTTTGCCCTCAAACTTGATATGCGGGAGCTTGTAGTCCTTGTCGCCGTTGCCACAGTAAACTGCGTTACGGTGCAGGTCGAGAATACCGTTATCCTGCTGAATAATCGTTTCTTCGGCTTTACCCGTTGTCTTGGCGGCAATGGCGTGGATCTTCTTTTTACTTTGCGACACCATTCTCATAAACTTTACGCCGGCCCCGACTGTTGTCTTTCCGGAAGCAGTAGTTAAGTACCCTCAAGAAAATCCGCACTTACATTGTTTACGCTGTTGATAAAATCTATATATTTTTGTGACAATGGGAATTTACTCAAAGGCATTTACATCACCTCCAAAAGCTCATAACCAATAGGCTTTGTTGCTCCGTGAAGATAGTTGTATATCGTCTTTTCATTTACCCCTAGCTTTTTGGCGGCTTCTGATTTAGAACCAAAAACACATTGAACTTTGCCGTTAACGATCATTTTCAGCTTCTTCTTACAACGATTTTGTGCTTTGACAATGTTGACTTTACATTCTTCTTGATAATCAGCCTTAGTTCTATATGCGTGTTCAATATTCTCTTGCGGCGTGCACCATTCAAGATTATCAACAACATTGTTTTCTTTGTTTCCGTCAATATGATTAACATATGGTTTGCCCTCAATAGGCGGAAGAAAAGCTTCTGCAACAAGTCTATGAACGTGAACAACTGTAGGTTTTTCATAGGGCACAGTACCCGTTCGTAAATTAACTCTCAGATAGCCGTTGCTTGCCTTACGTTTACTCAGAACATTACCTGAAATATTGTTGCGAACATTTCCGTAATTGCTTACCGAGTATCTTTCAAAACCCTTTAATGTAACTTTCTTGAATATCTCTTTCATAGTTGTAACCTCCAACTTATTTTGTATCTTATTCGTCAAGCCCCTCACCGCCTAACTGTCTGAACACATCAGAGAGCTTTTCGGATTGCTCAACCTTTGCGTCAACCTTGACAATGTATTCACCCGTCATTTTGTTGAGTGTATCAATCGCACGAATACGGTCTGACGGGTCCTGCTCGGCACTCTTTGCAATGTCAGAGAGAGCAACCTGTCTGTCCTTAGCACTCATAATGCGTTCATCTTTGAGCTTGTCGGATAACTCTTTGATGTATTTTGAAACTCCAACATTCTCCAACAATTCATACGCTCTTGCGTTTGCGTAATTTTCTGAATATCCTGCCTGTATCGCACTCTGAACGGTGTTACCGCTCTGCGCATAATACTCCGCAAACTTTCTCTGTCTTGCATTTAATTTGTTTTTCACGGTATCACCGCCCTTTCGATTTTTCGATACAGCAAAACCGCCCTCAAATGAGAGCGGTCTGCCGTTATTTTTGAAAAAGGAGAACTACAAAATGCCTCTTATTATCGATTTCTTCATTTTATATTATATCACCCTTAGAACGGAAAAACGGACAAATTTACCAATGGTGGCGGTTGCACATTTTTCTTATGTTATCCGGTGTATTTATTCCGCCTGTATCAACTGCTATCTTCGCCCAGCTGTATCGCAGGCTAAGGTGCATAAATAAGCAGTTCTCCACAAAATCGTCACGGGAGAGGCTGTTGAGCGCTGCGTTTCGGCGGATTTCAAGGTTTTGTATCTCCCTCTGAATATCTGCAATCTGCACTACCGCATTGCCGACCTTGTCAGATGTTTGACCTGCACTCGGTAAATCCGACAGCTTAGGCGATGTATTGTCAGCCTCGGCGGCTATGCGTGCAATCTTAGCTTTTAACCTCGTAATCTCTCGGTTTATGTCTTTGATTTCTTTTGCGGTCATTCTTCTGCCTCACTTTCAAGTGCCTCGCTTTCAAGCCAATGTTTTGTGCACTTTAAGCAGTTCTTATCACTTTCTCCGTTACACTTGCTTAACTTATTAAAGCTAAAATCATATTCAGCTGGGCACATAAGAGTTAATGCCATTTCGTCAATTGACATCTGTTTGATTTTTTCAAAATTAGTCATTGTTATCTCCTTTCAGCAGTTCCGGATTGTCATAGATGTTGCCGATAGCAACGGAGCGTTCGCAAAAGAATAAATCTAAATCGTCAACCACATTAGATCTTGCTTCTCTTACTACCCATTTTCCGCCAAACCACAGAACTTCATAATTAGTAAGTCCACCGTCTGTATCACAAAAACTACAAATATCGCCCTCAAAGATTTTCGTGCCATTCTTGTCAGTCATTCCTGTGTACTGACCTATTGTGTCGCTTTCAATATGCCACACATTTGAACTATCGTTCTTGTATGGCTCTTTGATTACCAAGCCTTTGGGTTCAATACTCAAAAAGCCGTACTTCCATTCGTTCCCGAATTTTCCTCTGAATAATATTTCTCTCATTTATATTCTCCTTTTATTGTTCAGTATCGCATATTTCCTCTGAGCTTGCTTAATTCTCGCGGTTCTGCAGTCCTTACAAATGTCATTGCTTTTTCGTTCATAAAAGGTAATTCCACACCTTTTGCAGAATTGTGGTTCTATTCTATTAAATGATGTGCAGCTGTCGCAGTCTTTTTCGTTTGCCGTACAGCCTTTGACGCTGTCCCAGTGTGTGCAATATTCCTTCTGCCAGAAATCAGCGTACTCACTCTCAACATTTGAGTTCTCTTTCGCAACACATTTAATTTCACCTGCAAGCATAGATAACAAGACTTTTACCTTCTCCTTGTCCTCATCAGACATAAGCCTCTTGTATTTAATCGTCCTGTCCGGAAGATTATCGCCAAACTGACCATTGCCAATGTATGCTCTTACCTTATCAAGCCTTTCAGTCAAGTAATAGTCAAATACTCGACCTCTGATAGCTTTAACAGATTTGCCAAGCACATCTGACATTTCTTCATACTTATAGCCTGATTTAATCATTTCACCAAGCTTCTTAAATTCTTCAGCCGTCCACTTTATGTGATTATTTGCCTTAACTGGTCGCTCCTTAATATCAATGTCTAATATTCTTCTCTGTATTGCTCCTTCCGTTCTATTAAGCAGTATCGATAATTCTCTATAGCTATATTTATGTTCAGCAAGAAATTTCTTAAGTCGCTCATCTTCAACAGTAGTCCAAGGTGATGTAATAAATTTATAGCTGTGCCTTATATCAGTTCTTCGCTTTTTATCAACCCAATCAGGTTCTACACCAAGATAATACTTTTCAAATTTAGAGAAATTCAAAAAGCTCTGATTCTTGTATGCCCATTCCCAAAATTCATCAATATAAACTACCTCAAACTTTTCTTTCTGCCTGCAAATCGTATGCAAAGGAAGACCTCTATTTTGTGCCCAAGAAATTTTGATGTAACCTCCGCTACTTTGATTACCATAAACAGCTTCGCTCAAATATGATAAAGTTACATATCTTTCTCCACAGCTCAGAAAAGTTCCAAGCTTTAATTTATTAACTTTGTTAAGTACCGAATAAACAGAGCGTGATAAATGTTTTGTAATGTTTTTTACACTAACATTTCCCCACACATTCCGTAAGTAATCAACCTCTTCCTGCGTCCAGTTCCTTCTCATTTTTTACCTGCCTTTTTCTTTTTTCCTGCTTTCTCGCTGTCCCACACGCTGTCTACATAATCGTCACTAAGTGTACTTTTGTAATTCACAGAGTTAAGATGTTTTTGTATGTGCTCGTTATAACGACCGCTTGCTTTTGCTTCATTTAATATGCTTTGAACATCCTCTTGACTTCTGTTCAAATCCGTTGCAATGCGTGATATCGAATCACCTCTGTATGTATATAAACATATTAAAAATTCTGTATCGGTTGTCGGCGGTCTATTTAACTGCTCTTTTCTGTGTAGCGCCGCCTCGGCTTTGGCTTTACTGACACAAGCTGAACAATATTTTGTTGTTTTTGCTATTGCTGTAAATTCGTTACCGCATATTTGACATATAGCTGAATACATTTATTTCATCTCCTCCAAATCTTCAAGTTTGCAATACAACAATGCAGAATTAGCGTTTAAATCCTTTATTTCAGCCTGATAATAAAACTTTCCTGTTATGCCTTGTCTAATGATACAGCCCGTCAGAATGTATTTTGCGCCGTTGTAAAGCACCTTTCGTTCAAGGTTTCGTTTAACTTCCGAAATATTCACAGTTCCTCAATCCTTATGTAAATGCCTGCTACATCTGCCCAAAACTTTTCACACATCTCGCTTGCCACGAGTGCGTCATCTGTCCAAAAGCCCACGAGCGTCATACAGTCCTTGAGCATTTTTTGCAGGTTATCTGTGTCGGGTTTTGTAATACGATACTCACCGTCTTTGTGTCTGCCTTTTGGAAAAAGCCAGCTTACCCTCAGCCTTACACCGCTATCATATGGCTTTGGCGGTCTATGCTGTTTTAGATGAGCTACAAGCAAAGCCTTTGCCGATTTTATTCTCGGTGAATCGTAAAATACCGGCTTGCCCTTAACGATCCTCACTCTGCGTTCTTGAGCAGTTACAGTAGGAACCTTATCCATCTTCATAAAAAATTCTGTTACTGATTTATCCATAGCAAAACCTCTGATTTTTGTTTTTATCTTTTGAAATATAAATTTTATGCGTTCTTGTCATTTCGGCTATGCGGCTGCCTAATGCCTCGTCAATTGTCGCAATTTCGTTTATGGAAAGCTCGGAGCTTATCACTGTTGGCAGCTGCTCGTTGTAGCGGTGGTTTATGATTTTAAAGGTTGTATTCACATCGGCGTTGCTTATTCCCTCGCCGCTGCGTGTTTTGAAAAAATCGTCAATATACAGCACACCGGCATTTTTTACATTGCTCATAAGTTTTTCGTACTGCTCAGCGTTTGTTACTGCTTGCTTAATAGCCGTTATGTCATCGCCCCAAAGCATATACCTTGCGGATCTGCCCTGCTTTAACAGCGAACCGATTATTGCGGTGCAAATATGCGTTTTACCGCAGCCTGACTGACCGCCGATGTAAAACCAATCTACAGGATTGTTTGCGAAATCCTCGGCACATTTCTTTATGTAAGCCTGCCATTCGCTCTTGACAATATATGTTCCGAAATTGTACCTTTCAATCAGCCTTGCAAGTCCGCTTTTCTTAATTCTTCTAATCTCTGCTCTTACCTTTAAGCACTCGCAGGGTCGGCTAACAACCTCAAAAGTTTCAGTGCCGCAGAAATCTCTTTTTATTGCACGATATACAGCGCCTTTGTTTTTGCAGAGTTTGCAATCGTAATCTGATAACTTTCCCTGTTGAGCATTGAGAATATCCGCTTCACGCTTTGCTTTTTCTTCTGCTGTCATATCAGAGTACGATTTCGCCTGTGTCAAACGCTCCTGTGCTTTTTCTCTTTGCAGATGTTTTTGAATTATTTTTTCGTACGCCGTCAAATTCCTCACTCCTTTTTCTTAACCAACGGTTAATGTATTCTCTAATATCATCAAGTGACTTTCTTTTATTCTGATGTAATTCAAAATACTTTGACATCTTAACAAGTTCGTTTTCAACATCAATCAAAGAATAATTAATTTTTAAATTATCAAGTTCTAAATTTGTCACATGATAATAGCTTTCGTCTTGCAACAGTAAAGAAATGAAAATGTCTTTGTTCTTTTCTTTTTCTTTTCTTTTATTTACTTTTATTTTATTTTCTTTTATTTGTGGCATATTTGTTGCAGAAACTTCGGTTTCTGTTGCAATAACCTTAGTTTCTGTTGCAGAAACTCCGTTTTTGGGTGCATTTATTAAAGCCGCCTCGCAATTTTCTTTTCCAAGCAGCCAAAATTTAGATTTATCAACCTTGTTCCTAACAGTCACTGAAGCGTAGCGTCGCTGAATTCCGACAGAGGTCATAACATTTTGCCGCAGGAGGTCTTTGTCAAATAAGCCTATATCCGCACAATAATCTATAACTTGTCCCACAAGGTTTTTGTTTTTAACCCATTTAGCACCAATGTCCCTGCACAAAGTCAAACACACCTGTTGCAAAGGCACATCAAGAAAATACCCGTTTTCGTAAACATACTGCAAACAGAAGTCGTATATCGTGTATCCCAACGGCCCGTATTGATTTAACAGATCCATTATTTTAAAATCGTTTCTCCTGTTTGTGTCTGACGGGTAATAGTCCAAGCCTTTCTTAGCCGGTCTTGCCATAGACATCAATCCTATTCAATTTAATCTTCGTGAGTATGCATATAAATAAACGAGCTGTACTCGCCCATATTTTTATAAAGCCATTCGTCCGCCTGCTGCTTTGATAAATGCGTTTTAAGCACTCTGTCCTCGTACATATAGCCGCCGCAGGCTGTTTTTTCTTTCATTCGTTTTATAATTTCGTCTTTATCGTAATTAGCCTCTATTAAATAGAGTTCGTAGCCCTTAGCTCTGATATGCTCAAGGCTGTTTGTATCTGTAGCGTAAATCACTCTGAATGTATCGCCATAGTTCGATTTAATAAAAATCTTCCACGCACAATTTGGCACATCATGTATGAGCATTTCGTTTTCAAATGTAACAGCTCCTATTTGGTACCATTTTCGTGGTTCTGTAATAAAAGAGCTTTTAAAAATAAAATCCGAACAGTCTTTATACAAAGCGCCTGCAATGTAGCCGTTATATATCACCTTAATGCTTGGGTGCTCTGTGCAAAGCCTGCGTAATGTGCTTGTGTTCAAGTGGTCGCTGTGCCGATGCGTAAGAAAAATATATTTTATCCTATCGGCTAAAGCCGACAGTCGGCAGTAAGGCACACCGCAGTCAATCAAGATCTGATTATCAAGCAAAACCGCATTGCCTTTACTGCCTGTCGAGATTATTTTTAAGTTAATCATTCTGCAAGTTCGTCAATCGAAAACGGCTCACTTTCAACCGACATTACAGGCGGTTCTTCCTCAAACGGCGGTATATCGTCAAAATTCGGCTCTGTATCGTATTCCTCGCTCACCTCATAATCAACGCTGCCGTCGCTGTTAATTGCGTGTGTGTCAGCCTCAAAAGCATTTTGCATTTCCACGCTCATTACACCCCACTTTGAAATAAGCTGTCTGAGCATTGTTTTCTTTGCCATACTGTCAAAATCCTTTGCCCAAAATGTGTATGAAGTACCTTTGTTTACATCGTTTTTGTAACCTGCCGAGTATCTGATAGCATGCTCTTTCATCTTCTCTTTGCTCCAATAAAGAGCCTTTTCAAAGCCGTTTATATATCTGAAACAAGCGTAATATCCAATGGTTTTTGCAACCGCTCTTTCGCTTTCATCTGAAATGAGTTTTACCTCAATTTCCTCTGTAAGCGGGTTCCAACTCACAAGCTCGCCCTCTTTAATTTCAACAACATTAAGTCGCTTGTACTGACCGCTGCGAATAGCAAGCTGAATATAGCCACGATAGCCGAGTACGAATGTAGCAACTGTTCTGTTGTTCTTTCTGTCGTTAAACGGCACCAAGTAATACTGTCCGAGCTGTGGTGACGGAGGAAGTCCGAGAGAGTGACCGCAGAGTGCGGCCGAAAGAATAGTACCGGCATCACACTTTTCAAGCTCCTTGTTGGTGCTTACAACCGAAGTAATTGCGGCTGTAAATTTCTGAATTTCCTTAGGGCTTTTAAGTGAATTTGCAAGTGCCTGCTGAAATCCCTTCGTGCTAAGCATAGCGGAAAATTTGGGCTTTCCCTGCATTGCGGTGTTGCTTGATTTTGTCATATTATAATTACTCATATTTTAAACCTCTTTCATTAATTAACTGTTTTACCGCCAAAGCAAAGTCTTTAAGCTGTGTTTTTGTTCCATAAACCGTAAAGCTGAGCGGATATATTTTTTTATCTGCCATTGCAGGCTGTTCTTCTTCAAGCGGTGCGGCCACCTCGGTAGGAACATTAGCTGTAAACGGCTCATATTCCTTGATATTAATCTGCTCGTTAAGCTCCGCCTTTTTGCGTTCGAGCTGTTCGGCTTCTGCCCTTGCTCTTTCGGCTTCAATAGCCTTGTATCTTTCGGTTACGGAAGTTATTGCAGCCGATACATTCAAAGTTTGCTTGTATTCGTACAGAATTTCGTCTTTATGCTCCTGCACTGCAATGAGCTTTATGTCGTCCATAACCTTGTCAAGAAAAGCCTTGATTGTTTCTCTGAGTTTTTTAAGGGTAATCGTCATCGTAATGCTCAAGCCGACTTGCTCGTACTTTACAAAATCAATGCCGAGCGTTTGGGCGTACTCATTAAAATACGCTTTTGATTTATCGTGCTTTTCCTGTTTAAGCCCCTGCTCGATAGTCTCGATCTTGTTCTTTAATGCTGAATCAGCTTTTTTATAAGGTGTGGAAATACACTCCTTATACACGCTTTCAAAATGCTCATACGGTGTCATTACCTCGGATTTAACGGCTTTTCTCTGACTTTCGAACTCGGCAAGCTCTTTGTTGAGAGCCGAACGGATTTTTTTGATTTCTTTGTAGTTCTCATCTGTGCAAACCATTGAGCAAGCAACATTTACCTTGTGCTCAATTTCAGATTTAACAGACTCAAGTTTTTCAATAATAATCGGTATTTGCTTAACTACAATAAGTTGTGACTGTTCGTTCATCATTACCACTCCCTGCATTCTATTTTGTAGTAAGCCGTTGCACATTCACAACAGCAAAATTTGTTTTCGTTCTTGTCTGTGTAATAATCGTAATCTTCTCTAAGCTCTTCACCACAATTATCACACTTCCCCATAATTTCAGGGTCCACAGCTTCCGGCTCACAACCGCTCATAATTAAGCCACGATACAGCATTTTAACATCTCCTTTGTCATATTCTCGGCTGTAACAGAAGCAAACTCATCACGCATAAGCTCAAGCATATACTTTTCTGTAAGTCTTGCACCGTTGCCGTCACCAAAATGGCTTATTATGTAATTACGCTTACGCTCTGCCCTCTGTCTTACTTCCTCAAATACAGCACTGCCAACGCTTACCGCAAATGCATTGCAAAATTGATTGTAAGTAATCATTTTATCACCCTCATTTACGAATAAGCTTCACAACGAGCGAATTACTGCAGGTGTTGAACTTCTTAGGTGTGAGCCTGTGAGCCCTTATTCTTTTTAATATCAAAATATCATTCATTATTATTACCTCTTGATTTTTATTCGATTTAAGGATATAATGGCATTGATGTTAATTTCATATTATATCCTTGAACCGTTGAAAGCATTGCCGTGCTGTCAACGGTTTTCTTCTTTGTAGTCAACATTGATATAATCCAGCACTCTTGCCCAACCATATCTTTCACCTGTTTTACTATCCGTACAGCAGTTATACATCCAATACTCCCACTCTTTTGGGCTTCGCTCTTTGAGCAAATCAAATCTATGCGGACGCTTTTCCAAGTGCAAACCAAATCCGCACATTGAACAGCCTGTTCTTTGAGCCTTAGTTGTGTACAAAGTTCCGTCTGTACGTCTCTCTATTTCTCCGTATATTTCAGGAATAGGAACATTTAAATCAAGTGCAAGCTGTAAAATATCTTGTCTGTTGAAAATTGCAAACGGTGCTGACCTGATTGTAGATTTACCGAAATAATTACAGCCATTTATCATTAGAGATTTAGCTCTTCTTCCGCCTTCGGAAGCCATCAGCCCAAGGAAAGGTACGCTGTTATGCTCTTTTGCCCAAACATCACAAGGTTTTTCTTTCAGATAATAACAGCATTTTGATGATACTTTGAAATTTGGAATTTGATAACTCGTGCCCTCTTCATCGTTTGCATAACCACCGAACTTTTCAAGCCACTTTTGCGACATTTTCATACGACTGTTTTTTTGATAACCACCATACGCACCTGTTTCGCCTGTTACAATAGCGTGTCGAACAGTTTTGTTTTTTTCGGTTGGATTTGCAAGCGTTTCAATTTTTGACGCTATTTCTTTTGATAAAACAGGGAATCCAAACTCCTGGATTATATCTTGCTTAGTCCAACGGTGTTCTTTTCCTGTACTATCTACATATCGAACCGACGGTTTTAATTTTTCTATTCCAAGCTTTTTATGTATTTTTTGAATGCTTGCATCTTCAAGATAAGAGACGCTGATTCCCGGTGCGTGGATTCCGATTGATTTTAAAAAGATAAATAGTGTAATGCTGTCAAGACCGCCAACGGAAACATGATAGTTTAATTCTCGCTTATCACATTCTTCTACAAATTCTCTTGCTCTGATAGTTGCATATCTGATTTTAAATTCATAATCTTGTTTTTGCTTAACAATGAAATCAGAGATTTTCCTCTGCCCGTCAATCCTTTTCATTCGTTCTAAAACATTTTCTGTCATCCGTTACACCTCCTTAATTTTTCGCTGCGTATTTGCAGCAGCGGATAAACTTTTTACAGTTGTCGGCAACACGCTTAATGCCTGTCGCTCTGTTGTTGAGCTTGTGGCGGTCGAGGCTCTCTTTGACTTCTGCAACATAATTCAAGATGTCTTCGAGCCTGTCCGCTGTAACGGTGTCTAAACCCTGTAAGGCTATGACTTCGCCGTCTTTGATGCAGATTTGTAAGTTTTCAAGCTTACTCATATCCGTTTGCTCCTTTCTTGAGATTTTCGAGCAGTTCACGCTCTATAATCACACAGTCCCTCAGATAGCATTTTGTCTTGCTGTTAATGCCATAGACTGTATTATCATCTAAACAAATTGCTGTTTCGTATGATACTTTCATCATAAAGCGTCCTAAATCATCAGAGAACACATCTCCGATTTCAACCTCCTTAAACGAATACGATTTAGATTTGTTGATAATTACTTCCATCTTTTTTTATTCCCTCCTGCGTTTCGTTGTAAGCCTTTTCGAAGTAAGCCTTTGCGTCCTCTTTAGATATTCTCCACTCACCGAACATCTTTGCCGCCGGCAAAACGCCCGACTGTGCTTTTTTCTTTAAACAATCAACCGAGAACCCCCAAAGGGTTGCCAGCAACGGCAAATCTATGTAGAGTGGGACATCGTCCCAGTTGGTTACTGTTTTCTTAGATTTTGGCATATATACCCTCCTTATAAATTTATTGCCTTACACCTCTGTTATCCTCTGTAATTTTGTCTGATACGATTTCAACCTTTTCCACATTTGCAACGCTGAGTGCCAGCTTGAGCAGTACCACATCGCCTACTGTTCGGGTAATCTGATAGCTTGTAACATACGGGATTTCTGTTCCGTCAATTTCAAGAAGAAACTTGTCCTTTGTGTCAATAAGTTTAAGTTTTGCCATTTTCTCACCTCCTCGATTTTTGTTGTATTATTTGTAATTAGATGTTACAATATTTTCAATACTATACTGAAAAATATGATTGAAGAACAAAAAGCTACTCATCAGTCGCAAACTTAAAATGAAAATCGAAAAACTCAAGCTGATTAATTGTATCTTGCAGTTCGTCAGCTTGTTTTTTTGCCTTATTTATAAGGCATTTAAACTCCTGAATATTTGTTGCAGATATATAAAGTGTTCCGTCATTTGCATAGTTGCCAATCATTTTTCCTCCCATCTCCTCACCTCCTCATAAAAATTTCTTATGCTGTAATTCTTGCAACCTCCCGACAATGTGATATAATTTCAATATACGATAATGAAAGGAGGTGCAATGAATGGAAGATATATTTCAGTGGTTAACTCTTGTGCTGTCACTATTGTCAACAGTAAGCACCTTAATTTTAACTTGGCTGTTGTTTAAGAAGGAACATAACAAAACTTACCTCAAAGAACGATACGAAAAAGTTATATTCCCAATATTTGACATACTCGAAAATCATCTTTATAAAAAAGAGATAACTCCTGATGTCAAACAAGCAGTTGACAAGTGCAAACATATTATTAACGATAATAAATTAATTGTGGGTGGAAAAGTTAACTATGTTTTTTCTCTTCCGTTAAATAAAATTAATTTTCAAAGCATTTCAAAATTAGTGGACAAAGAATATGACGAGTGCTGCTCTTCCTTGGGTATACCTTTAAGACCATTAGATAAAAAGATGTACACATATCGAACACGAAATCTACGAGTTTTAATATTAGGAATTATAAAATACTCATTACCACTCATCGCAGTTATTCTGTTAACGACTATTCTGATTTTGCTTTCAAAAATATTTCTTTCTTAATGAATAACTCCTGCTTTAATTAGCATTGCTATAATCAGCAGAAGTAAAATGTTTGCGTTAAGAACAAATACTACAAATAGCAGGATTTTTTTCACTCTTTCATCTCCTCATAAATGGATTGGTTATCATGCTGTTTTCTGTTGTTCGGCAAGAACTTTTTCAAGTTCTGCGATACGCTTTGTAAGAGCACCGAGATTTCGGTAAACTTCAAGCATATCTGCTGTGTAATCGGGAACTTTGTTCTCAACAGATTTCATTCGCTTGTTGAGATTATCAAGTGCACCGTACACATTAAAAATTTCGTCTGTATGTGTGTCAGCCATATAAATCTCCTCCTAAGCTGTTTTCTGCTGTCTAAAAGCCCTAAATGTGAAAAAACATTGACAAAATACAAATATTTTTGTATTATTGTTATAAAATGTATTTTTCATAGAAAGGAACAGCACTATGGATAGCTTAAACTTCAATACTAATGTAAATAATGACATAACACCTGACATTTCACAGATGTTACAAGCACTCGAACTATTTTCAAAGAAAATGTCAACCGATATACAAAAAAACATTACTCCGATTATCGACAAATTTTCTAAACAAGTTTTTGACAATCTTAGTCTTTCACTTGAAAAATCACTTGTAAAGCCTCTTAATGAAATAAAAACGCAGATTGTTATTCCGGTTGATGCACTTGAAAACATGAAGAAAGCAATAGATTATTATGTTAAAAGTCTTAATATTCCACAAGGTGAAAAAGAAATTGAAGTAGAATTTAGCGATGAACAACTGGAAACTTTGGAAGCTGTACATATCCCCGTTGATGATTATGCTAAATCCTCAACCTCTGATAAAAACAAAAAAACAATGTCAATAAAAGCGTTATCTACTGTGATTTTATTGGTTATCGCCATATTAAACTTCTTTTCAGACTGTGTTTCATTAAATACAGCCCTTGTAGAAAATAACACCGCAATTATCAATAACGATACTGCTCATACCGAGTACCAAACTGCTATTGTTAACAATGATACTGCTAAACTTCAAAGTCAATCACAAGATGACCAAGTTGAGCAATTAAGCAAAATTGTAGTTAATCTTATCGATACATACAACCAAGCTACTGCTAACGAAATCACTTCAAATTAGCACCCGAAATTACAGAACAAAGAAGCTTTGTAAGATTTTGAATTTCGGCTTTAAGTACTTTTATCTCTTTATTCTGCCATACAAAAGCAAGACCTACCAAAATACAACCAATCGCTCTTGCGACTACTTCAATTAAATATCCGATATCCGCTGCACCCATCTTCTCACCTCCTCGGTTAAACTATAAAGCTGATTAGAAACATACTCTATTCAGTTTTTTTGTTGATTATAAGTTCAGTTTTCTAAACTTTAGGTGTAAAAAAATAAGTTGAAATATCCTCTTTCTTTAATCCAAGAATATCAACTGATTTGATAATCTCTGTCTGTGAAAAATCACTTGCATTGTTGATTTTCGCCGACAAAGTGTTGCTTGAGCAGCCTAAACTCTTAGCGAAGTTGAAACAAGTCCCACACTTCTCCTTAATTCTGCCTTTGAGCTTGCTGTAGTCAAAAGCTTGATTGTTCATTTGTAGTCACCTCCTGTTTAGTTTTTCTAAACTAAGTATAACCTGTCTCTTATACACATCTCCGAGCCCA